AAGTAATTACTGACTATCTGCCTAGACTTAAAGATGAAATCTTAGCTAGAGATGGTAGAGTGGTTATTAGACCAGATTCTGGTAATCCTGTTGATATTATCTATGGAGATTCTATAGACTTAGCTAAGGAAAAGGAAATCTACAGAAGACTTGAGGAGAAGAAGTTTGCTGCTACTAATCTAGTACTTTGGTATTGCAGTAGATTATATCAATGAGAATCCTGAGATAATGAACACAAGAAAGCCATACTATAACATCTTATTAGATGATAGAGCAGGACTTGAGTGTGCATTTAATCAGTTATCAAATGTTATTTCACTAATTAAATCAGAAAAAGATGCAAGTATTAAACTTAATTAGACCAGAGAAGAGTAATATTACCTATAATGTTACTACATTCCCTGACGGTGAACCTCACATAGTCCTTGGTGACATTAATAGAAAGGATAGTGTAACAGTTGTATGTAGAATAGCAAATCCTAATGATTTGTACATACTACTTCAAGTAGCTGATATTCTCAGCAGACATGAAGTGATATTTACACTACAAATCTATTATCTTATGTCTATGAGAATGGACAGAGTAATATCTTTCAATGAATCATTCAGTTTGAAAGTGGTTGCTAATCTAATCAACAGTATGGGAGCAGAGTCAGTTCATGTTCTTGAACCTCATTCAGGTAAAGTTCAGGACTTGATTGACAAATACTGGGGAGATATGTTCATGCAAATGCCTAACTTCACTGGATATATTCCAGTATTTCCAGATGCAGGTGCAGTTGAAAGACATGAATATATGGGTGAACATAAACTTATATGCAGTAAAACTCGTAATCCAGAGACAGGCAAGTTAGAAGGATTTTCCATTGAGAACCCAGAGTTACTTGAGAATGAAGAACTCATTGATATGCCTTTAGTTGTGATTGATGATTTGTGTGATGCTGGTGGAACCTTTGTAGGTGTTGCTAGTAAAATCAAAGAGATAAATCCCAACAGAAGATTGGCTATCTTCGTAACTCATATGGTTAATCCTAAGGGTATTACAACTCTTAGTGAGAATTATGATGAAGTTTACTTCACTAACTCATATCTCAACTGGGAAAACCTTGAGCTGCCTAGCAATGTAAGTGTTATTAAAGTGGTGTAGATATGAATAAAGTGATTAAAATTGCTGTATGGCTGGTGTTAATTATATGGGGGATTAATCAATCTTTCAATATGATTTCACAAGCTAATACAGTGGAGAATGTTGTAGGGTTCTTCTTATTAGTGGCAATAGTACTGGTTTCCTACAAGACCAGATGTTTTACAACAATTAAATTTACAAGAAAACATGAGTGGATTAAAAGAGCAAGTTACCCAGAAGATAGAGAAACTGCCTGTGTTATCTGGAGATTGAAGTTTGGTAAGTTCACAAAGTCAGTGATTACCAAGCTAAGCAATTTACTAAATAAAGAGTTATGAAACAGCGAATAATCAATATTCTACTGTTCATTATGTTGATTGGTCTGGGTATCTATGTGTACCTAGACCATGATACCAATGAACACAAGCCTCAACCATATGTAAAACTTGAGCAACCAGAGTTCTTGGATGAAGAACTTAGTGATAGTACTTTACTTAAGGCACTTATCTATTATGAAATCAATGAACCTTTGATTGTATTAGCACAAGCTAAGCTTGAGAGTGCTAATTATAAATCAAGGTTATGTAAGGAGAAGAATAATATCTTTGGATTGTATAATAGTAAAGCTGGACAGTATTATAACTTTGACCATTGGACTAATTGTATTCTAGCATATAAGAACATGATAGAATATAAACAAAAGGATGGTGAAGATTACTATCATTTCCTACTTAGGATTAAGTATGCAGAGGATGTAGAATATATTGGAAAGGTTAAAAGCATAGTATCAAACTTACCCCCGTAGATATGAATAGAGAAGAAGCAAGTAAAGAAATACAGGCAATAAAGTCTAAGAACATACTCCTTGAGTTAGTTACATCATTTGGTAAGACTAAACAAGCACTTGACATTATGGTCAAAAGGAACCCTAAGAACATACTTATCTTAGTACCAAGACTAGTATTAATACAGAATTGGAAGGATGAATTTGTTAAATGGAAGATGGACAAGTACTTGAAGAGAGTTACATTTAGTACTTATGTAGGTATTAAGAAGCATGAAGGAGAATCTTTTGATATGTTGATAGCAGATGAATGTCATCATTTCACTGATAAATCACTTGATGTAATTAGTACTATGACATTCAAGTATAGTACTCTCTTATCAGGGACTGTTATAAACTCAAAGAAAGCTGCATTAAGAGCTAGTTTCAAGGATTTGTATTGTTACAAAATCACTATGAAGCAAGCTCAAGAGGAAGTATTAGCAGAGCCAAAAGTGTATCTTATACCTTATACTTTAGATAATACTGACAGAAAATATCCTTTTGAATTAAGGAAGTCAGCTAAAGGTAAGAGTATTACTTGTGACTATTCAGATAAGTGGAAGTATCTCAAAGACAAGTCCTATACTACTGTTATTGTTAACTGCACTCAGCAGGAATACATCAATGAATTGAGTGCTAAGATAGACTACTGGAAGAGAATGTACATGAGAGGTAGAAATGAAGTATTCAAAAACAAATGGCTATACCTAGCTGGTTTAAGGCTAAAGATGCTAAGTAACTTCAAGACCTCTATTGTATCTAACCTTCAAGTGCATCTTAGAAAGCAAAGATGCCTGACTTTCTGTAACTCTATTGAACAGACAGAGATATTGGGTAAGAACTGCATTAATAGCAATAACAAGGACTCAGATAAAGTACTTGAGCAGTTCAACAAGGGAGAAGTCAATCAGATTACATCATGTAATATGTTGAATGAAGGTATGAACCTTGTAGATTGTCAGGTAGGAATATATGCTTCTTTGAATAGTAGTGAAGTTATGATTAAGCAGAAGCTGGGAAGAATTCTTAGACATTCTAACCCTGTGCTTATTATACCCTATTACAAGAACACAAGGGAAGAAGAGATACTTGAGACTATGCTTGAGGACTACAACCCAGAGTTGGTTGAGATTGTTGAAAGTTTAAATCAGATTAAAGTATGACAATAACAATTGATGAAGAAGTATGCAAGAACTGGGGATTGACTATGCCAGAAGTACTTGCACTTACACTAGTGAAAACTGGTGTAGATGTGCCAGTATTATTTGCTAGTCTTGAAGACAAGAAAGCACTGGTGAAAGATATGTTCAATAAGTATCTTGTTACTCTTGGCTATGATGAAAAAGTAGCTAGTGTGTTGTTAGACTCTGATAAAGACAGACAACCACAAAATAGGATTGAGAGTCTTGCAGCCAAGATGATGGAACTGTTTCCTAATGGCAAGAAGCAAGGAACTTCTCAATATTATAGAGGTAATAGAAAAGATATTACTCTTAGGTTGAAGAAGTTCTTTAAGCTCTATGGAAATAGATTCACTGATAAACAAATTCTTGAAGCTACTGATAAGTATGTTAAAGCATTCAATGGCAACTATAGCTATATGAGAGTGCTTAAGTACTTCATTTGGAAAGATGAAAAGAAGTTAGATTCTGAGGGAATTGGTTATATTAGTGAAGTATCAGACTTGGCATCCTATATTGAGAATGAAAGTGGGGTATCAGTAGATACTGATTGGACATCTAGCTTGAAGTAAACTATGGGCTTATATGAAAGAACATTAAAGATACTTGAGGATAGAAGAAAGAACTTGATTGATGGTGGTATTAATAGTATTCCATCATCTTTCAGAAGGTTCAGTGATGACTTTATAGGTGTAGAACAATCTACCTATTATTGTGTCACTTCTGTCACTAAAGGTGGTAAATCTCAATTTGCTTCCTATGCTTTTATCTACAATCCTATTCTTTTTGCTTTCTATAATAGAGATAAGGTTAGAGTGAAGATATTCTATTTTGTACTTGAAGAGACACAAGAGAGAGTCATGCAGAGATTTATGAGTTATATCTTGTATCATCTTTCAAAAGGCAAGATTAGAATATCTCCAAAAGACCTTAGAAGTTCAAAGAATGACAAGCCATTACCAGAGGAGGTACTTGAAACCTTGAGGAGTTCAGAGTATGCAGAAATACTTAAATTCTTCGAGGATAGTATCATATTTAGCACTACTGCCAATCCTACTGGCATCTTCAAAGAATGTCAGAGATATGCAGAAGAACATGGTACTACTCATAAGAAAAAGTCAGTGTACAGGGGGGAATTAGGAGAGTTAAAGGAAACTGATACTTTTGATTACTATGTTCCAGATGACCCTAGAGAGTACAAGATTGCATTCATAGACCATATAGGTTTGGTTGATACTGAGAGAGGAATGAATCTAAAGCAATCTATGGATAAATTGTCAGAGTATCTGGCAAAGTATCTTAGAAATAACTATGGATTTAGTCCTGTTATCATTCAGCAACAATCCTTTGAGAATGAAAGTAATGACAACTTTGTTAGTGGCAGACTCAGACCATCAGCTCAAGGTCTAGGTGATAGTAAGTACATTGCAAGAGATTGTAATATACTTCTTGGTTTATTTAGTCCATTCAAGTTTGAACTTGAAACTTATAAGGAGTATGATATCACTAAGTTTAGAGATAACATAAGATTCCTTGAAGTTCTTGTTAATAGAGATGGTGAAATGGGAGGCTTATGTCCACTATTCTTTGATGGGGCTGTATGTAATTTCAATGAACTACCTTTACCAAGTGATAAGAATGGTATAGCTAGAGTGTATGAATATCTCAAGTACATCAGAATGAAAGAGAGCAAGGCAAGTCTATTTATACACATAGCTGAGAAGAGAAATAAAATGAGTAGATATTTGCATAGATGGAAAAGATTATCTATCTTTGCAAGGTTTAATAATAATAAAAAGTAGAAAGTAAATGGCTAAAGTATTAGTATTAGCAAAGTCAGGTTTTGGTAAGACTACTTCCTTATGCGGGAGAAAGAAGTTTGGTATTGAAGGGTTAAACCCAGCAGAAACATTTCTCATTCAATGTGCAAACAGAGAGCTTGCTAACCTGGATTACAAACTGATTACAGGATTCACTAACTCTAGTGATTTAGCAAGAGTTATTGGAACTGGAAATAGGATTCAAGTTGGCAACATTGCAGGTCTTGAGAAGTTTAAGGTGGTAGCAGCAGCTATTGAAATGCTGGCTCAGTCACCATTCAAGAATATTGTGATTGATGATTTCAATTATCTGTCTCAAGACTATTACATGGCAAATGCAATGAAAGGTGGATGGGACACTCCTAAGCAAATTGGCTATGGTATGGGTCTTATCTTTAATGCTTTTGAGGCAATTCCTACCAGAGAAAAGGACTTATTTGCTCTTGCTCATTATGAAGAGTATAAAGATAAGAATGGAGACTCCATATCTTATAAGTTCAAGACAACTGGCAATATGGTAGATGGCTACATTACTCCAGAAGGTAAGTTTGACATCATTCTATATGGAAAAGCTAGCTGGGATGACCAGAATAAGAAGGCAATTAAGCAGTTTGTAATTGACTTTGATGGTGAATATCCTGCAAAGGATTCTATTGGTGCATTGGATGAATGCCCCTTGTATATACCTAATGATTTAGGTTATGTAAAGAAGTTAATCAATCAACATTATCATAGAGAGTAATGACTAGAGAAGCTGTAGTTCAGATGTTGAGAGATATAATGACTAACCCTGGTTACTATGGTAGAATGGTTAAGATGGATACTATCCTCAACTATTGTGTGGAACATGGAAAGTCACCTCAAATGTCTATCAAGTTTGTTCAATTCATAGGAATGAATGAACCTTTACTACATGAAGTCTTCCTTGATACACTAGATATGTTGAAGAAAGAACATGCTATCTTTGAACTATGGAGTGCAATAAATCCATTGTTGCCACAGGGTGGTAGAAGATTATTATCAATTTATTAATAAATAGAAAAATGAAAGAATTAAGTAGAACAGAACTTGCAACAGTTAAGAGAACTGCTGCTAATGTGAAAACATTCAGAGCTAAGAAAGCTAAGTTGGAAGCACAAAAGGCTAAGATTGATGCAGAACTTGAGTCTGTGAACAAAAGTATTGATTTGTTTGAGAAACCCATCATTGAGGTAACTGGTGGTTATACCTCAGAACAAGTATTGAATGGTGAAATGGATGCAGCTTTGCAACAGTTGAAGGTTGCTGAACAGCCTGTTGAAGAAGTGGCAACTGAGACTGCAAGTGTTGCTACAGAGACTCCTGTAGATGCTCCTGCAAATCCCTTTATGCCTACAGAAGAAGCAGGCACAGATGTAAATCCATTGCCTTTTGAAGCATAAGTAATAACATTTTAAACAATTTGAGATATGAATAATTTGAAAAAAGGTGCTAAAGTATTTATGGCTTTTGCCGCAGGCTCTGAATCTAAAGAGAGCAATAGAAAACTCTATATAGGTATTGCTCCTGTATTTGTAACAGCAGTTAACCCTAACAAGGAAATACTGAGTAAGTTTTATGAGAGTGACATTGATGAAGAGCCTGTATATCTTGGTGAATCTGAGGTAGGTCCTGATGGTAATAAAACCAAAGTTCCTCAAGTAAGAATTGATTTCTTGGTTGTTTCTGATGCTGCTAAGACTAATGGCATTGAGATGAGAACCAAGATTACTTTCTTTGTTAAGAAAGCATTCAGATACAACAGAGATAACACCAAAGTTCAGGTGATTGACAAGTATGGTCAGACTGCTTGGCCTACTATTGAGGAAGCCAAAGCACATGCAATTCCTCAGTATGAAAATGGTCCTGCAAACCTTGATAAAGATTACAGACCCGCATATATTGGTGAGGAAGAATTGACAGGCTTTATCAAAGCCTATTTGAATATCCCTAACCCATCATTCAGCTACAAAGACAAGAACACTGGTGAACTTGTTACCAGGACTTTGTCTAATCTGGATGATGCTCTGGCTAGACTGGATAGCATTGACAACTATTTCAAGAGTGACTTCAAGGAGCTTGACTCTATCTTGAAACTGCAACCTAAGAATGTTGTGAAGGCATGTTTTGGTGTAAGAACAACTGATGAAAACAAACAATATCAAGCTGTTTATACTCAGAAGTTCTTGAAGAACATTATTACTGATTACAGCAAACTTGATGCAGATATTCAAGGAAGAAAAGCTGCTGGCTCCTATCCTACAACTGAGTTCAGTATTGAACCTTTGCATGAATATTCTGTAGAGTCAACTGACTTCTCAGCAGGTGCTATACCTTTCCCTCCTGCAAATCCTACAAATGGTAATGCAGCTCCTGCTGCACAGGCAGGTCCTTGGGGCTGGGTACAGTAATTAAAAATAACCTTTAACTTGAATTGATATATGGCATTTAGTAGTGGTACAACTAGCATAACTCTTAATGATATTCTGAGCAAAGTTAGTGAAGCTGATATACTCTATCATTATTTCAACGTGAGTAATATTCCATGTGTAATATCTAGCCCCCTTAGGGTAGATAAAGACCCTTCTTTTGGTATTTATACCTTAGATGGAAGTAAAATATACTGGAAAGACTTATCCAAGAATACCTCAGGAGGTCTTTGGGATATGCTAGGTGAATATTGGGGGGTGAGTTACAGAGAAGTCTTAAAGAAAGTCTGGGATGACTTACCTAATATATCCACTACTTATGCTAAATCAAACAAGATGGGCAAACCCCAGTCAATTAGCAGTTATAGTGAAAGTACTGACTTACAATGCAGAGTAAGAGAATGGAGGAAGCATGATATTGAATATTGGCAATCCTTTGGTATATCTCTCGATTGGCTAAAATATGCAGACATTTATCCTATATCACATAAGATAGTGATTAAGGGTAACAACAAATTCATATTTGCTGCTGATAAGTATGCTTATGCTTATGTTGAGAGAAAAGAGGGTAAAGTTACTCTTAAGATATATCAACCATTCAATACTAATGGCTATAAATGGTCAAACAAACATGATAGGTCAGTAATAAGTCTTTGGACTAAAATACCTGAGCAAGGAGAGAAGTTAATAGTCTGCTCTTCAATGAAAGATGCTCTATGTGTTTGGTCTAATACAGGTGTGCCATGTATTGCAATTCAAGGTGAAGGTTATGGTATAAGTAATACTGCAATTAGTGAACTTAAAAGGAGATATAAAGAGATTTATATACTACTGGATAATGATGAAGCTGGCTTGGAAGATGCAAGGAAACTGTCAGAGTCCACTGGGTTCACTAATTTAGTATTACCTGATTATGGAGCTAAAGATTGTAGTGACTTATTCAAGCTCCTTAACAATGTGAATGAGTTCAAACAGGTGATTCTCAGCCTTATAAATGGAGAACAAGTAAACATCAATATCCCATTTTAAATTAAATAACATTATGGAAGCAAGAAAGATTTTATTCGTGATGAACAACAGTTCAAGTCAGAAAAGTATTATGTCAGAAGCTGAAACTCTTGGTGCTTTAAAAGCAGACATGAGAAAAGCAGGTATCGACTATGACAACATGACATTCTATGAAGGTAGAACAAGAACAGAATTGAAGGATGATGCCTCAGTTCTGCCTACTAATGTTCCTGTTGCAGCTAAGGGCACAACCCCTGCCACTACTACCAATGACTTGGTGTTCATGTTGACCACAGCTAACAAGAAGATTAGAAGTGGTGCTGGTGATAGACCTGCTGCTTATGCTAAGATTAAGCAGCTTGGATTGCAGGATGCTTGTAAGGCTAAGTATGGTAAGAACTTTACCCAGTGCAGTACTTCTGATTTGGAGGTACTAATTGCAGGTGCATCCCCTAAAGTTGAACCTAAAGTAGAAGCTCCTGCTGTTAAAGCTGCCCCTACCATAGGTAATACTGCTGTTATTATCAGCAATGCAGGTAGTGATAAGCTTAAAGTTGTGAAAGTAGTAATGGAAACTGTCAATGTGAGCTTGAAAGAAGCTAGAGCCATCGTTGAGGGCGTTCCTTCAAGAATCCAAGGATTGACTAAGGAAGTTGCTGCTAAGTTTGTAAGTGACTTGATTGGTGCAGGTGCTATGGCATCTATTGAAGGTCAAGGTGGTGCTCCTGCATCTGTTGCACCTGTACAAGTAGTAGATGTAAAGGCAAGAAGAATCTTAGGTCAATTATTGAATCTTCTTATTGATGAAGAGGATTTATATGGCAACTATTCAGAATTGCTTGATGACCTACAAGGTGAATGTGGTGAAACTCAAGCTGTAGAGGCAAAAGCTGAACAGCCTGCTCCTAAGAAAGAAGATGATAACCTTTCTCAATCAGAGATTAATTCTCTGTTTGGTGGTTGGGCACGGTAAATAACATTAAGAGGTTGGTGAGTATTCATCAGCCTCTTTTTTTTTTGGTGATATATGGAAGAAAGAATAATAGAAAAGATAACAGGCATGTATAACTCTATCATGGAAAAGCCTAATATTATTTATGATATATTTAAGGATTTCTATGGTGAAGAGTTTGTAGATATGCAGAACTACCTATCACTAGAAGAGTATATATCTCTTATTAGAAGGGACTTCTCAGAGGAAGGTATTCTTGAACCAGGGAATAATCTTTATGGTTCTGACAGGTTCAATGAGATATTTATATTAGTTAGATTTCCAGAAGTTAGGGTAACTAATGAAAATGATAGATATATAGACATCTGGGAGTTGTATGCTAAAGTAACTTTTAATTGGAGAGGTAAATCAAGAGGAGACTTCCTGCTAAATAGAGCTGAATATGATGTATTCCAGTTACAGAATAACTATATGCACAGTCATATTCGTTCTATACCTACAGGTAACTTCACATCATTTCAATCTCCTTGTTTAGGTAGTGGTCCTATTAGAGATACTCTTGCGTTACTAGCAGCAGACTTTGATGAACTAAGATGGCAATTATTCTGTCTTGAGCTTAGTAAATATGTTCAAGTAGAGTCACTTGCTGGTGGTCCTTATAAGAGAATGGAAAATCTTGGTAAGAATAGTATGAGTCATGGTGAGAGTAATTGGCCTATGTTTAATGATGAAAATTTGCCTCATTTTAATTCATTTAATAATGAAAGAGTTAGACAATTTGTCAAATGGCTTCTTGAGAGAAAGAAACTCAAGTTCGATTTTGCTAATGGTAGCTATGGTATCAGTATGTCATATATCACTTGGAGAATATTCTTGAGCAATGAATTCATTGAATGGTACAATATTCAATATGCTGAGGGTAATGCAACTGCTACATATTTAGACTTGCTTGCAGAAGGTGTACTTGTAAAAGGAATCATCAATAACAACAGGTTCTATTATGATAACAGTGGTAGAGGAATTAACTATTCAAGATATGTAGGAAAGAAAGTATGTATCTTTAAAGGTGAAGAAGTAAGACTAGTGGTAAGGGATTTGGAGAGCAGAGCTAACGATAATAACTTATCTAATTTTATTAACAACAAACTTGCAGAATACATATATAAATGTATTTTGAAAGTAGTAAATTATGAATATGGAAACAACAGTACAGAAACCCAAACTGCTGGACCTAGTAAAACAGTCATCTACATATAAGTTGATTGTAAGCCCAGAATTGGAACAGAAAATAAGATATTACTTGGATAGATTTCCAAGAGATGAATACTCAGGTACTTTATTCTATACAGTATCTGGAAGTTTTGAAACTAAAGACTTGGTAATTAATGCCTTTGATTTCCTATTGCAGGATATAGGAACTAGTGGCTATACTGAGTTTAACCAGTCTCCTGATGTAATAGGTTATATGGTAGAGCATCCAGAGTTACTTGATGAAAAGGTATATCAAGGATTAATGCACTCACATCATATATTAGGTGCATTCTTTAGTGGTACAGACTTAGCTACTCTTAGAGAAGAGGGCACTGATAGAATTCACTTTGTATCCTTGATTATTGATACTAAGGGTACTTATCAAGCAGCTATTACAAGAGTGGTTGTTGAGGAGATGCAGGCTACTGGCTTCATTAAATATCCTACATTCAATGGTCAAGAGGTAACTGGAAGCCCTGTTACTTACAGCTTCAATAGAAAGAAGCTTGAGTACTTTATGCTTGATGTAGAAAGACCTGCCATTGAAAATCCCTTTTCAGAAATGGCTGCTAGGATTGAAGAAGTTAAAGAACAGAAAGCTAAAGCTGCTAAAGAAAAAGCTGCAACAACTCCTTATGGTAGCTATGGTGGTGGCTATAATAACTATGGTCAATATGGAAACTGGGGTAAGAAAGAGGATAAACCAGCAGTACCTACAAATAGCATCAGTTACCAGACTAATGTAGGAAGAGGTAATCTAGCAGTACCTACAAATCCTAACTATGTACCACCTGTACAGAATGAGTTACCTTTTGAAGAACCTGATGTTGATGTGCCACCTCCTTATGGTCATGTTAAAGTTGACCCTGAGACTATTAATGATTTAGCTGCTCAGTTAGTTACTGGTGACATTAATTACTTTAAGCCTACTGATACAACTCTTGATGAATTAGCTAGGGCTGGTGAAGAGATGTTTGAACAAAGGTTTGAAGATGAAAAGCTATTCCATGCTTGGGCAGAACAATATGTAGAGTTCCTTGTGTACTATACAGAAGACCCTAAGCTTGAGATGTTTGATGATGAAGTACTTGCTGCATTAATTGCACATGACTTAGCAGAGGTGCTTAGTGCACTCACTACTAAAGGTAAGTATATTAATCAGTTCATTGAAATATTAAATAGATATATCATTTAATTATGAATGAAGAAGAAAGAGTAATAGAAGCAGTGCCTACTGATTATGAAGAGGCTCCAATACCTGTTGTAGAGGAGCCATTATCTCCTGATTTAGCTGCACTAATAGAAGAAGCTGATAGATTTTTAGCTAGTAGAGAGGTTGAAGAATCAACCCTTATAGATGATACTCTTCAAGTATCTGAGGAACCATCAGTAGAATTGACACCAGAAGAACAAGCTGTACTTGACCAAGCAATTGCTACTCAAGACAGTGAGATACCTGTGAATTCAGCTACTTTACAGTTGCAGGAATCTACAAGTAGATTTAGTGGTGCTGTCTGGTATGAAGCTATTCGACAGAAATCTATTATATTAGCTGGATTAGGTGGTATTGGTAGTTATGTTGCATTTCTATTAGCTAGAATGCAACCATCTAGAATCACTATGTATGATGATGATATAGTAGAAGCTGTTAATATGTCAGGTCAGTTGTATAGTGTAACAGATGTAGGAAACTATAAAGGTAATGCCATTTATCAAATGATGAAGAATTATGGTAACTTCTATAATGGTAATGTGAATACTCAAAGATTTACTGACCAATCCTTAGGAGGTCCTATAATGATTTGTGGCTTTGATAACATGGAAGCAAGAAAGGTATTCTATCAAAGTTGGAAGAACTGGAGAGACACAACTGATGATTCATCTAAATGTCTATTCATTGATGGTAGATTAGCAGCAGAAGAATTTCAAGTAATTGCAATTCAAGGTGATGATGAAAGGGCAATGAAACTCTATGAAGAAGAATGGTTGTTTAGTGATGCAGAGGCAGAAGAGACTCTCTGTAGCTATAAACAAACTACATTTATGGCTAATATGATTGGCTCAGTTATGGTCAATATATTTGTTAACTTTGTAGCTAATGAATGTGACCCAGTATTCCCAAGAGATGTGCCCTTCCTTACTACCTATGATGCAACTACTATGTATTATAAAGTAGAAATGTAGTATGGCAGTAATAATTAACTATAGATTTGCTAGTGCAATTGCTGGCTTATTCAGAAATGAAGGAAGTGGTGGGTATTTTCAGTTATCTCAAGCAGGTGTAAGTTGGTCTAATAATAATGTGCTTAATAGGTTCACTAAATGTGATTTAAGTGGTCCAGAGTTTGAGGTTCCAGTTGCTATAAGAGGTTATGCTGAGAGAGAACTAAGAACTACTATTGGGAAAACCTTTTCAAGTATAGGAGAAAAAGAGTTAGTGGTTCCTATAATTCAGCAGAGTTATATTAATAACAAAAGAACTGCTGATTCTATACTCAAACAACTCTTTGAATCTACCATTCAATATGGCATGGTGAATATAAAGACAAACAAAGATATTGAGTATCATGGAGGAAGAGGCTATATCTTTGATGCTAATTTTAACCCTATATTCTTTGCTACTCTGATAGGTCATTATGATGTTGAAGATGTCAGCAATAGAGTGAGAGGTTGGACTTGGACTGAATGTAGAGTGTATTTACATCCTAATATAATCATTGACGGTAGTGACTTAATAGGTAAAGGTATAATGAAGAAAGTTCTTCCTTATTTGTTAAGTAGCAGAGATGTTCTTCCTTATTCTAGGATAGATTGGATAAAAATAAGTGAGAATATTAAAGTCAAGGTTATTATTGAAGATGCTAGTAGGTTCTTTAGAACTCCTACACCTATGAGAGCTGACTTTACTAATGAAGAGATGAATGAAATGTTAGCAGCTCATGCAGATGAAGTTGTAAGACAGTTTAAGTTATGACACTAAATGAATATTTTGGTAATTGGATTAGAGTTATAGATGTTAATGAGTTGAATAAGGTTACTGGGATTATAGGCAATATAAGAAAGCCTATATGTCCTAGTATTCCTGATGTATTCAGGTCATTCACTCTGTGTCCCTATGAAGACTTGAAGGTAGTTATGATAGGGCAAGACCCATATCCACAGAAAGATATAGCCACAGGTGTTCTATTTGGTAACAGGAGTGAGGTAAGCGAAGATAACTTATCTCCTTCACTAAAGATTGTTAAAGAGGCATCTATTAATTTTGAGGTTCCACATAATAGTATTATCTTTGACCAGACTTTAGAAAGTTGGGCTAATCAAGGTATATTGATGATAAACTCAGCATTAACTGTAGAGATGAATAAAGTGGGAAGTCATACAATGTTATGGAGACCTTTCATCACTAAGTTATTAAAGAACTTATCAGAGTGGAATACAGGTATAATCTATGTTCTATTTGGAGAACAAGCTAGAACATTTGCACCTTATATTAATGGTAAGTCTAATATCATTCTTGAGGAAAAGCATCCAGCCTACTATGCTAGAATGGAAAAGAGGATGCCTTCAACAGTCTTTGAAGAAGTAAGCAGACTAACAAAAGAGAAGTATGGTGAACCTATTAAATGGTTCCAAGAGTATTAATAAATAATAATTTCAAATCATGAAAAAGTATGTATTTGTAAAGACAGGTGAAGCTGTAGAGTTAGGTCAGATATTGGCTAGAGTTGTAGACACATTTATGGGTCCTATCATAGTTGAAGAAGAAGAGATTACAGAGAAAACACTACCTAAGTTTATTAAGGAAGGTGTAATCTCAGTACAGGAAGAAGAACCTAAATGCAATCATGTGAACATTGACTATTACATTGAACATCTTGCTGAAAGAATCAACTGGAAGCCTGAGAACTTGCTTAAATATTTGGAAAACTTAGCTAGTATCAATGAAGCTGCTGTGTTCTCAATTCTGTTGAGAGAAGTTGCAATTGTGTTAGATAAGAGATATCCAGACCATATTGAAAGAAGTAAGGATATTTATTTCATTAGTATGGCTGATGGTGAAATTCATAAGATAAAAGAGTTACATAAGGTAAAGAATTTTAGAAACTTTGCTGCATTCAGAACAATTGAAGATGCTATATGTGCTAAGAATATTCTGAAAGATTTTATAAAAGAATTGTTTAGAAGAGGTGAAAGAAAATAAGAAGGTTATAAATGCTACCCCAACAGAGTATAATGGTATAAAGTTTAAGTCCTTAATTGAAGTAATGGTTTACAAGACTTTACTTCAACAAGGATTTGAGCCTCAATATGAACCTGTTACTTATGTAATCTGGAGTGGATTTAGACCTACTATACCTTTCTATACAAGGAATGAGAAAACTAAACAACAGATACTCAACCTTAGGAAACTAGTGGATGTAACATACACCCCAGACTTCTACATAGAGTACAAAGGATTAAAGATTATCATTGAAGCTAAAGGCTTTGAGAATGATGTCTGGCCTTACAAGTTTAAGATGTTCAGACATTTGCTTGAACAACAGCCAGATAAAGATAAGTATTTAATCTTTGAGATATTCACAAAGAAACAATTGTTGGAAGCTATAGAAATAATTAAAGGTTATGGAACCAGTAGAGAGAATGATGAACTTAACCAAGTGCCTACCAAAGAGTGACATTGTATTAGCACAGAGATTTATTGATTCAAGAGATTTTGAGTCATTGCAAGAACTTGTTGATTCAGCTATTATCAAGGCAAGGAAGAGTTTAAATAGTGATAATCCTAAGGAAGAGTATCTTAGTTTAGATATGGATGAATTAGTCAAACTGAAAGCAGAGGTAGATGTTTATGTAGAACAGTTACAAATACCTTATCAGTATGATGTATAAGAGTTTGAAGATTATGCAGAAGAGTATTAAGTCCATAAGTTGGCAAGTTACAGAATCTGTTTATAGAGCAGACCCAGCTATCAGTTATTCTACATTAAGTAGGTTTGATAGAGAAGGTTGGAGAAAGATTGGAAGTCTCTTTGATAAGATTGAATCACCAGCATTAAGATTTGGCAGTGCAGTTGACACTATGCTAACTGATGGTGAAGCAGCTTTTACACAGAGATTTATGGTGTGTGAATTTCCATCATTATCAGAGGTACTAATATCATTAACTAAAGAACTATTCAATGGTTATGGTAATGACTATAGAAGTCTTGATTTAGTACCTGATGAGATAATATTAGCACACTCTCTTTCCTATCAATCTAATTGGGGGGATGAGGCTAAACTCAAGCATATTAGAAGCAAATGTGGAGATTATTATAAGTTACTTGCACTATCAACAGATAAAGAAATCTTGTCTCAGAAAGACTATGATGATACTGTTGCCTGTGTTAATGAACTTAAGACTAATCCTTATACTAAAGGATTCTTCAAGATTAACCCATTTGATACTAGATTTGAAAAGGAATTCCAATTAAAATTCAAAGCTGAGTTTAATGGAATATCTGTCAGATGTATGTTTGATGAGTTAGTAGTTGACCATCAAGAGAAGATAATTTATCCTATTGACTTAAAGACTTCTGGTCATGCAGAGGAAGACTTTGAACAATCATTTGTTACATGGAGATATATGATACAAGCACAGCTTTATACATATATACTTCAACAAGTAATTAGTAAAGATGAATACTTCAAGGACTTTAAGATTGCACACTATAGTTTTATAGTAATTAATAGGTTTACATTAGCTCCACTTGTATGGAGGTATTATGGTAACTTTAGTGAAGTTGATATGAAGGATGATAAAGGTAATATATATAGAAATTGGAGGAAACTTCTTGTAGAACTTCATTATTACTTACAGTCACCAGATATTAAATACACTAAAGAAGCTAGAGAAAGGAATGGTATTATGAAAATAAGTAATTTACAGCCAGTATGACAGAGTTAGAATATTTTAAAGGAGACACATTAGCATTAACTATATGGAATAATAAGTATAGATATAACGAAGAATCCTTTGAGGAGTGGTTAAACAGAGTTAGTAACAATAACCCTGTAATTAAGCATCTTATTAGAGAAAAGAAGTTTATATTTGGTGGAAGAACTTTATCTAATAGAGGAGTTAAGGATGGTAGTTACAGTAACTGTTACAGTATTGGATATGTAGAAGATGACTTGAAGAGTATTCTTGATGTGAATACTAAGTTAGCTTTAACTTATAAAGCTCAAGGGGGACAAGGAGCTTCCTTAAGTAAATTAAGACCTAAAGGAACTCTTATCAAGGAATTCTATGAATCTGATGGTATTATACCTTTTATGAAACTATTTAATCAAACTACTAGTTGTATTAGTCAAGGAGGCAGTAGAAAAGGAGCTTTGTTGTTGTCATTAGATATATGGCATAAGGAAGCTGCTAACTTTATAACTGTGAAATCTAATGAATCTGAGATTAATAAAGCTAATCTGTCATTAGAGATAGATGATGAGTTCATGCTTTTGGTTGAGGATAGTTATAAAAGTGGTATTAACAGAATACAACATGTAACTAGAGAGTACTCTGGTCATATTATTGAATATGATGTAGATGTGTTAGGATTATATAAGCTGTTATGTTATAATGCTTTAAAACATGCAGAACCTGGAGTTATATTTACTGAAAGGTTCAGAAATTATAACATAATGCAATATGATTCTGAGTATAATATTGAGACATGCAACCCTTGCGGGGAACAACCATTGCCTAAACATGGTGCTTGTAATCTTAGTAGTATAAATATATCAGAATACATACTTAATCCATATACTAAAGATGCTAAATTGGACTATGAAAGTCTAATTACTGATGTAGAATATATAGTGAGAGCTATGGATGATGTTCTAACTGAAAATTTAGATAGACATGCTTTAATTGAGCAAAGAGAAATGGCAGAGAACTATAGGAATATAGGAATAGGCATTATGGGTTTAGCAGATGCTTTTGTAAAATTAGGATATACTTATGGGGATTCTGATAGTATAGGATTTAGTTATAATCTAGCTAAAACTATCTTTAGAGAGGCTGTTTATGCAAGTGTAAGGTTAGCTCAATCCAGAGGAAGTTTTCCTAAATATAGTCCTATAGTATGGGAATCAGATATAATGAAGAAAGCATTCTCTAAAGAGGAATTAGACAATCTGAAAGAAACTAATATGCTAAGAAATTGCTCCTTGTTATCTATAGCTCCTACTGGTAGTATAGGTACTATGTTTAATGTTTCTACAGGAGTTGAACCATTCTTTCAATTGAGTTATATTAGAAAGACAGAGACCCTTAATAATAAAGATACTTATTATACTGTAGATGTTAAAGCTGTTTCTGAGTATAAGGAGGTAACAGGTAATAATAGCCTCCCTAACTACTTCATCTCTTCTAGTAATATTAATTGGAAAGATAGAATAGCTATTCAAGCAGCATTACAGAATTTTATTGATACAGCTATTAGTTCTACTATTAATCTACCAAAAGAAACCACACAGGAAGATATAGAACAGATATATTTGGAAGGGTGGAAGAAAGGATTAAAGGGCTTAACTGTATATGTTGAAGGAAGTAGGGAACCTATACTAAGTAATAAACTTCCTACAACTATTAAAAGTAAAGGTGCTCCTAAGAGACCTAAAGTTCTTGAAGCTGATTACTATCAAGTTAAAGTCAAGAAAGAGCAGTTTATAGTTCTTGTAGGGCTTCTTGAAGGTAAACCTTATGAAGTGTTTGCATTCAGACCTCTCAATCCTGTTAATATTCCAGCACATAAAGGTACTATTACTAAGGTAAGTAAGATGCACTATAGCTTTGATTCTGAACATATTAATATATCTAACCTAGAGTTAGCTAATACTAATATTGAAGAGAATGCAGCTACACTATACTCTTCAATGTTGTTGAGACATGGTGTAGATATTAACTATATTATCAAGACTGCAAGAAAAGTCAATGATAATATTAGTTCATTTAGTTCAGCTATGTGTAGAATACTAGCTAAGTATATACCTAATGGTGAAGTAAAGGGTGAAGTATGCCCTGATTGTGGCTCAGTTTTAATCAGGGAGAATGGCTGTGTGCATTGTTCTTCCTGCGGGTGGAGCAGATGCAGTTAGGTTGTACCATTAGTGTAAGTAAGTTCCTTAAGCTCTTGTTACATTCAACTTTTATTTATATCTTTACATATAATTAATATTAAAAGATATGATAAAAGAAGAAACAATTAGAAGGTAGAAAGGTTCTCTAAGTAATGAGGAATTTATAGAACTATGTACTAAAGTAGCTAATTATAATAAAAATGAAGATTGAAACTAAGTTTAATATGGGGGATTCTGCTTTTGTTATGCATAATAACAAGGCAGTTCCCATACTTATTATGGGAGTACATTACTCTTTAGATAGATATGCAGGTGAAATAACCTATTACTCTGCAAACATATCAACTGGTAATGGTCTGGTGAGGTTTAAAGAAAAAGAAGTATTCAAAACTAAAAAGGAATTATTAGAATCATTATGAAATTGAAGATAAAGATAAGAGAAATAACAGAAGGCTGTATGCCTAAAATAATAGAGAAAGGTGACTGGATTGACCTTAGGGCAGCAGAGGATGTAGTGTTAAAAGCACCTCAAGCTGGTGTAAGGAAGAGAGAAACTATTGATGGTGAAGTGATAAGTCATAGAGATGTATCTTTTAATTATCACTTACTTAACTTAGGAGTGGCAATGCAACTCCCTGCTGGCTTTGAAGCAATTGTAGATGCAAGAAGTAGCACTCCTAGTAAGCTAGGTATAATCTGTGCTAATAGCCAAGGTGTAATTGATAATTCATATCAAGGAAATGATGATGAATGGAAGTTCCCTGCTATTGCTATCAGAGATACTACTATTCATAAAGGTGATAGAATCTGCCAATTCAGAATTCAGTTAAGTCAGAAAGCTACTATGTGGCAGAAGCTTAAATGGCTCTTTAGCTCAGGCATTGAACTTGTAAAGGTTCAGAAATTGAATGGTAACAACAGAACTGGAATAGGTAGTACTGGTGTTAAGTAATAACTCTAAAAAAAAATGAGAACATGATAACAAATATATTATTTGTGGTAGGATTAGCACTTCTGGCTGCTCTCTTTGCCAAGGTGGTTGATATGGCTAGAAAGGGAGATACAAGAATGTTGGCAGATAAGATGTCATTCAGAGAAACATTGGATTTAACTGAACTTCCTATTGTTACCTTTAGGAACAATGATAAGAAGTTTAACTTTCTGCTTGATACTGGTGCCACTAATTCAGTAATTAATAAGTCTGCACTTGCAGATATGGTCTCTAATCCTACTGGGAAGAAAGATACTATATATGGGTCTGATGGTAATATAGAGGAAGTTGATATAGTTTCTATAGGTATTAGTTATAAAGATAATACCTTTGATGAGGAGTTCTATGCTAAAGATTTAGATGCTGCCTTTGGTAATCTAAAGGCTAGTCATGGTGTAAACCTGCATGGAATTCTTGGTAATTCTTTCTTCCAAAGATATAGATATGTCATAGACTTTGATAAACTTGTAGCATATTCAGCAATGTAATGGAGAATATAATCAAACTTAATTCAAGAGGTGAGGAGAACAATTACCTCAAGAGACTTAGTAAACTAGATAGCAAAGAGTCAAAGACTTATGTACTTAAAGTTAGCACACCAACTATAAGAGTTAGTAAGCTAGCTACAGGATACGAGTTTATTGACCCTTCTGGTGGTCCAATGATTAAGGTTGGTTCTCTTCTTGAAGAAGCTCAAGCAGTAGTCAAATCAATTGACTATACTATGGGTTATGGATATACAATAACATTTGAATAATATGACAGAAGACTGGGAATTTAGAGAGGAACAGCAGGAAACCATCTACTATGGTGAGCAAATATACTTTGTCACAGGGCAATCTTATTTGTTTGAAGATAAGGATAGACCTTTCAAATGTATCTCAGTTGAGCAGTCTTTGGAGCTACTGGAAACCCTGAGAATAGTAGGCTTGGATAGTGAAACTAAAGGTACTGAAATCTGGCAAGGACAGTTGTTACTTCTTCAATTAGGTAATAAACACTTTCAAATAGTGATTGATTGCTTGACTATAGATGTAAGAAGGTACAAAGAGTTCCTTGAAAGTGACAGACTCTTTATCATTCACAATGCCAAATTTGATTTAAGATGGCTATATAAAGAAGGAATTGTAGTAAGAAATGTCTATGATACTTTCTTAGGTGAAAAGATACTATTCTTAGGTTTCCCTCCAGGCACAGTCTCTTTATCTTTACAAGCTTGTTGTGATAGATACTTGAATATACATCTTGATAAGACTGTTAGAGGTAAGATACATGCAGGTTTAACAGATGAGGTAATTATATATTCAGCCAATGATGTTGTTTGGCTTGAGGATGTAATGAATGCTCAATTAGAACAGATTAAAGCTAGAGGTCAACTCAATGCTTTAGAGGTTGAGAATAGATTTGTTAGAGTACTTGCATATATTGAATTCTGTGGTATTAGACTTGATGCTGTTAAGTGGAAGGCTAAGATGGTTAAGGATGAAGCTAGATTGAGAGAAGCTGAAACCAAGTTAAATGAATGGGTGATTAACTATGTGTTATCTAAAGGTGAAAATGCTGAGATAGCTTATGATTCTACCACTAGAAGAGGTAAGAAGAAGAGGGCTAAGGCTAGTGCTGGTAAATATGTAGCTATAGACCCACAGAGAAACTTGTTTGAAGAGTCTAAACCTAGATGTATAATTAACTGGAATAGTAACAAGCAGGTTATTCCATTATTTGAAGAATTAGGCTTTGAGTTGTGGACTAAGGATAAAAAGACAGGCAAGTTAAAGAAGTCTGTAGATTCAAAGGTGCTAGGAAAGCAGAAGGGTAAGAGTGATATTCTTCCCTTGTATCTTGAGTATTCAGCAGCATTTAAAGTAGTAACTTCCTTTGGTCAAAACTTCCTTGATGCTATTAATCCTGTTACTGGAAGAATACATCCTACCTTCAATCAAATGATGGATACAGGTAGATTGAGTTGTGGTAAAGGAGGTAAGAAAGGTGGAGGAAAGACTAAAGATGATGATATAGCTGAGGATGAAACTGATGTAAGTGCAGATGAAATTATTGCAGTTGATAAGAGTGTAAATGTGCAACAGTTACCTAGTGATGAGGAGACTAGAGCATGTTTTATACCTAATACAGGGAATCTGCTTGTTGACTGTGATTATGGAGACCAAGAAGGTCATGTGTTTACTGAATTAACTCAAGATAAAGCATGGATTGAATTCTATAATGACCCTGCTGAGAGAGATGGTCATGCCTTTGTAGCTAAAATGATATTCCCTGATGAGCTTAAAGATATACCTGAAAAGGAAGTAAAGAAGAAGAGAAAGGACTTAAGAGATGCAGCTAAACCTGCTAGATTTACCTTTAATTATAATGGTACAGCTAGTGCATTAGCAGCTAATACTGGTAAGCCACTTGACTTCTGTGAGAAGTGCTTTGTTACTTACTTTAATGTTTTTAAAGGTATTGACAGGTTCTTTAAAGTATCTAAGAGAAAGATGTGGGAAAGAGGATATATCTTAATCTCAGAATTAACTGGATTGAGGGCATATATCTATGACTGGCCTATCCTCAAAGGTATTGAGAGAAGGAAGAATGGCATGGGTCAAGAGTTCTGGGACTTATATAGAAGTGCTAAGGAATCTGGCTTAGTTATAGAGGATGTTCCTAACTCAGTTCTGCAAGAGATTGCAAGAAAGTTTGCTAAAGGTGAGCCTCTTCAAGCTATAGCTATAAGGTATGAATATAAGGTTAAAGTAGCTGGTAAAGTAGAAACAAAATACATTGATATTAACTGGCAGACTGTAATAGTCAAAGTCTTCAAGCACCTTAGTAAAAGAAGGAGTGCATCAGAGAATCAATCATGTAATTATACTAGTCAAGGAACAGCAGCAGCTATGACTAAAATAGCTGGTAGTGTGTATTTTGACCATCTGATAGAGAGTGGGAGAATATTCAAAGTTCTTATACCAAATGATGTACATGATGAGTATTTGATTGAACCTCCTGCTGAAATAGCTGAGGAGGAAGCAGCTAAGTTAAGTGAATGTATGGAGTATGCTGCATCACTATTTTGTAAATCAGTGACTATTAAGGCAGTGCCTGAAATAGGTTCCTGTTGGATACATTAAACATATTAAAAGTTATGAGTGAATTTATAATAATATTAGTCTTAGTAGTAGCCTCTATTGGTTTAGTATGGCTACTATACAAGGCTAATGAGCTTCAAAAGAAGAACATTTATGTTTATCCTAAGACTAAGAACAAATATCTTGCTAAAGGTATAGTTAAAATGAAGGACACCTTATCTAATGAATGGATAGATGCAGTCCTTTATATTAGTCTTAAGAATGAACAGTATTATGTTAGGGATAAAAGGCAATTCCTTGACAAGTTTGTAACATTAGAAGATTGGGAGAAAAGTAATAATGGGAATGTTAAAAGTAGGTGATGAAGTTAAATATATAGGAATACACAGTAATTACTTTCATAAAGGTAAAAATTATACTATAAGTAAGATAGTAGACAAGGCTATCTTTTTAGTAGATGATGATGAAGATAACTATGAATGGAGTTATACTGAGTTCTTTAAGAGCTTCTCATTACCCAATACTCTTCAAGTGTCTCAGACTCAAGAAGATGTTAGAAGCTATAATGTAGGACAATCTGATTATGCTAAACATAAAATTCAACCTTGGGATATATGGTTAGAATATAATCTAAATCCTTGGGATGCAGATATTGTTAAAAGGATACTTAGAACTAAGGAAACTGATAGTAGAAAACTTGACTATGAGAAGATAATTCACATAGCTAAAGAGAGAATTAGACAGTTAGATTTAGGATATATTCCCTAATGCTGACTATATTGAAGCATTTTAATTATGGCTAAGATAGTTTTATGTAGAGGAATACAAGGTAGTGGTAAGACTACTTGGGATAAACAATGGGTACTTGAAGACCCAGAGCATAGAGTAAGATTCAACAATGATGACATCAGAAATATGCTTGGTAAGTATTGGGTTACAAGTAGGGAACATCTTGTATCTGATATAAAGAAGGACTTCATGGTGAGTGCTATGGAATTTGGATATGATATTGTTGTTGATAACATGAATTTCAATCCAAAAGAGATAGAATACTATGAAAACTTAGTTGATAGTACCCTTGGTTATATGAATTGTTACTCACTAGAGTATAAAGATTTCTTTATACCTCTTGAGGTGTGTATTGAGAGGGACTCTAAGAGAGAGAATCCTATTGGTGAAGAAGTAATAAGGAAGACTTATGAAAGGTATAAATCAATAATTGAAGGTGTATGAGTAAGCAAGGAATTTATGTAGGGCCAACTAATAATAGTCCTAATAGAGACAGACAGCCTACTGATAAACAGAAGAGGTGGAGAATCAGGAATAACATACTTTGGAGACTAAAAGGCATGACTATTCCTTACTATGCTGGGACTGGAATATTAACTCCAGTTGAAGTAGAGAAACTAACTCAAGCCTTTTCTTTAATTAGAGAAGTAGTAGGTAACTCCACTCAGTCTAGCAGAGAACTTGGATTCAATACAGTAGAGAGATGTAAATACTGTGGTAAACCTTCAACACATGAGGGTGGTCTATGTGATAATTGTTATAATGTAAGACATTATTAATATGGCAGAAATATCAGTTAAAAATGTGATGGTGGAGGCTGAGAGAGACTCATTCTTTCCACCAAGATTATGGGTAATTACCTATGATTTAAGAGGAGTTGGTAAAGGTATTGCAATGGTAAAAGCATCTAATGCAAATGATGCTGAGCAAATACTAAAGACTAGTGGTATGTACAATGGTACTCAATCAGAGTATCTTGTAACTAAGACAGAAGAGATTGTCATTCCACCTTGTTGTGGTTTAATAGCAGAACAGAATGTGGAATTCTTTAACAACAATTAACTATGGATAATTTACCTTTAGGAGCAGCAAATCATCCTGATGCACCATTCAATGAACCTTTAAATACTGAACATAAAAGGTTTGTGAGTGTGACTATATCATACTATGATACTGTTGAAGCACCTGTAAATAGCTCTGATGATTTTATAGAAAAGTCTTTTTATAAAAAGGTATTTGACAGAGATATTCCTAAGGAATTTGATATTGATGAAGTTGTAGTACTAAATGACTAATTATGAGAATAATTAAACCAAGTTTTGAGATTTGGGACCAAGAAGAAGGTCTTGAAGGAATTTACAAACAGATTGAAAGGGCAGGAAGAGTATGTTATAAATCTGAGGATAAGATAACAGAAGACTCTGCTAAGGAGTTTGTGGAAAGAATGATTAAGTCAGGTCATGGTGCTATGTTGGAGCATGGTACAGTGTATCTTAAAATTCCTTATGGAACTATGGATGATAGAGGAGAGTTCTCTAATGAACCTATAGTTATAAAGTATATAGACAATCCTTACTCTGTAGTAATGAATAATAGTGAGAATGACTATTGGTATATAACCAGTAATTATAGAGTTATTATAGAAAATGGGTGGATTGATGACCTACAATACCTGTGTGAACCTACAGAGTTCCATGCAAAGAGAATTACTGTTCACTTTGTATGTGACAGAGGAGTATCCCATGAATTTGTAAGACATAGAGTAATGTCCTTTGCTCAGGAAAGTACAAGATATTGTAACTATTCTAAGGATAAGTTTGGAAATGAACTTACCTTTATAATTCCGCGTTGGTTGAGCCTTAGTAATGGTTCTTACACCTACGATTATCCTAATGGATTTACCAAGGATGGCAGTAAATGGGATTCTAAATTAGAACTTAATACCTTTCTTCTGTCTTTAGTTAGGAGTGAAGCTACGTACTTAGAGCTTATAGAACAAGGTTGGGTTCCCCAACAAGCAAGAGCAGTATTACCTAATTCACTTAAGACAGAACTGGTTATGACGGGTTTTGTAAGTGATTGGAAGAGATTCTTTAGACTCAGAAGTAGGATTGCTAAAACTGGGAAACCTCACCCACAGGCTCAAGAACTTGCAGACCCACTTATGGATGAGTTTGTCAAAAGAGGTATAATGGAAACACTTCTTTAGGTGTAAATACTTTATTAAAGTGTACCCATAATTCAAATATTTTTAGTATCTTTGCTGAAAATATTGAATTATGGGTAATTTTATAGTGTATAAACATACTTCTCCAAGTGGTAAATGTTATGTAGGAATAACCAGCCAAGCTCCAGAATGCAGATGGGGCAATGATGGTTGTAAGTACTTGGAGATTCATAAGAATGGTAAACTCAAGCATCCTTATTTTGCTCAAGCTATATTAAAGTATGGTTGGGATAATATAAAGCATGAGTTGCTACATGAAAAGCTGTCTAAAGAAGAAGCTTGTAAACTGGAACAAAAGTACATAGCAGAGTATAAATCTCAAAGTCTATCTTATAATATTACTGATGGTGGAGAAGGTATATGTGGATTTCAATTCTCTGAGGAACAAAGAGAAAAGCTCAGAGAGAGCCACAAGGGTAAAAAGCAAAGTTCTGAAACTGTGGCTAAGAGAGTTGCAAAGAATATTGGAAAGAAAAGAACAGATGAGCAAAAGGCTAAAACAAGTAAGCCTGTTTGCCAATTTAATTTAGAAGGTATTCTTATAGCAACTTACTTTGGGGTAAGAGAAGCATCAAGGTGTACTGGTATAAATGGCTCTCATATAGGAGATTGTTGTAACCATAAACCCAATAGAAAAACTGCTGGAGGGTTCAAATGGGAGTGGCAATAAAAGCAAGAGATGCAGGCAGTGCTCATCCTCAAGCAAGAGAACTGGTACATCCATTGCATGAAGAATTCAAGAATAGAAACCTTTTAAAGTAGTTAATTATGTTAGGAACATTTGGAACAAAGAAAAACAAGAGTGTAGAAGTATCTAAACCTACATTCCAAGAGAGATTAGGTGGTGTTAAATCTATGTTTAAAAGAGCATATGAAGATGCCCTCAGATTAGACACAGAAATGCAAGCTAGTATTGATAGTAAGAAAGAAATGATTGCTTCTATTGAAGCAGATATTAATACTATTGCTACCACTAAGAAAGAGGCAAGAGATTTTATGTCCAATTTAGAAAAGTTCATTTAATTATGGTAAAGAATTTTAAAGTAGGTGATGTATTAAGTGAGAGTTCTCACTATGTAGTGACTGGTATCTATGGTAATGATACAGTACTAAAGCATCAAGAAAGTGGTGATAGTGTACATATTAATAAGATGTACATTGAGAAGTATCTTGAATCTGCTGATGAAGTTATCAATGAAGTAAAGGTAACTAAAGAAGATAAGAAAGATGGTACTTTAGGTATTAGAAGTATCTTTGAGAGTATTCATGGTACTCAAGTGTTTACTGTGTGCTTTAAGAAGCAAGATACCCCTAAGTCTCAGAAGAAACTGAATGCTGAGATTGCTACACTGATTAGTGATTTCTCTAATGAAATTGACACTATTCAAAAGAGCAAGAAAGGTGTTGCTGATGCTGCAAAGAGATTTGCAGAAGAGTTAATCACACATCCTATTCTTCCTTATGAAGAAGGTGAAGATAGAGTACTGAGGGGCTTCAAGATTCAGTTTGAGAGTAGAGATGGAAGATATAACTGTGTCGATATGGACATAGAGGACAATAACAATATAAGACCAGTTAATATTAATACTATCAAATGGCTAATTATTGGAGGTACAAAGTATGTTGTTGGGTAATGATAAAACTGATATTGGAATAAAGAAAACATCAGCACAATGGCAGTCTTTATACCCTAGAAAGAACTATGATTATTCTTGGAATGAAGAGCTTATCACACTTGAAGAGTATAAGAATAGATGTAATAGGAGTACTTGCCTCCATCATTGTAATTTCCAATAATAGTAAGGGTAGCATTAGCTACCCTTTTGTTTTTTAGTAAAGATTCTGCTTGTTGTGCAGAACCTTTAGACTTATCCTCTTGTTTATTTAAAAAATATATTCTACTTTTGCAAAGTAATTAACTAATTAATTGAATGTTATATGAGTAAGACTTGTTATACTCCAGTTAAAGGACTGGATGATGTAATAGCTAGTAAGGTAACAGGATGGAATAAATACTTAGTTGCTAATCTTAGAGGTCTGTATCAGGAAAGAAATCCTGAGGCTGAGACTCCTACTGCTGAAACTCTTGTAGAGTTCAGAAGAAGTCTTAGTAAAGAAGATGCTAAGAGAATACTTGATGCTGTTAATAATCCTGCTGTGTCTTATACACAGTTAAGGGATGACTTTAGTGCAGAAGAAAGGTTCAATAGAATAAGTATGATTTCTACTATGTTCTCAGACATTGTAGATGCTGTTCAAGAGGAGAATCCTAGTGTAAGTAGAAGAGATATTGTAGCTGGTTTCACTATTGATGGTCAGCAAGTTGGTGGTATAGCTGGCATCTTTAATGAGATATATGATACTCTCCAATCACAATATAGTGATGCTGTACAAGAGGGAGACACTGAAACAGCTTCTAAGTATCAAAAGATATTTGATAACTGGGGAGCTTTACTATCCTTTGCAAAGATTAGAATTAGAGAAGCAGAAGACCTTAAGATAGGACAAGACATTAGCTTTGCTGATGATGCTAATCCTAACAACTTCAATGATAATGACATGACTGAGAAGTTCATCATGGAAGAGTCAAAGAGAGAAGGTTGGATGGAACAAGCTGAATTTGAGTCATCATTTGGCTCAATTGGAAAGCAGGTAAGAAAGGTTATTGGAAGAACACCTCAATATAAGGATGGTCAACCAGTACTTGATGATTTAGGTTTCCCTGTAATGCAAGACCCTGTAAGAATGCACCAAGAATTACTTGATGTACTTAGAGGTGTTGGCAGTGAAACTGAAATGATGAATGCTCTTAGAGAGTATAGTAGCACTGCTGGGTGGGTTTCTCCATTCATGGAAGAGCTTGAGAATCCATTAGTAAGAACCCAGTTCTATACTGATTTCAAGAAGAACTTCCAACCTTATGCTATGCAGACTGAGAAACAAGATGGCAGAATTAAGACTTACAAGACTGCTCTACTTAATAGAATTAAAGGTGATAAACCTTTTAGTTCATTCTTGACCTCAGTTAAACTTGGTAAGGTAATTAATCCTACTAGAAGTATCTTTGAAAAGAGTGGTCTTAGTACTAGGATTATGCCAGTAAGAGTAGAGAGAATTAGAAATAAGATAATTGACACTCTTACACAACCAGAGAGAATAACTGAGAAATCTAAGTTCTGGCAAATGTCCAAGGTTGAAAGAAAGCAGTTCTTAATTGATGCTACAGAATCACTGGGTATTGATATAGATGGTGAGACTTTAGATAGAATAATGAGTAAGAACAGAGATGTTAGAGCATTAAATAAGGAATTACTTGATGCTGCTAAGTTTGGTTTAACACTTACTAAGGAAGAGCAAGAGGGAAGGAAGGATGTTAGTTATGAGGAGTTAATCAAGAGAGCTTCCAGTAATGAAAAGAAAGGTGTACTGAGAGAGAAGATTACTAAAGTACTTGCTATTGCAGCTAAGAGCAGGGAAGGCTTAAAGCTTGAAAGTAGAGTAAGATATGGTGATAATACTTTCTTTAGTAATGTCATTCCATCATTCATGGGAGATAGATTTGATAGAATAGCTAGCTTTGTAAAGGCTACTGATAAGAGAGGACTTCAAGCTATGCTTGAAACTACTTATCTTGATTCCTCATACTTCCAGTATAATGGTAAGATACTTAACAAATGGATAGAAGAACTCTATAATAGTGATTTAAGTAAAGAAGATAACTTTGCTGCTAACTTCACATTCAAGAGATTCTTAGGTACTGATAAGCTTACATTTGATGATTTCACTAGTAAGCAACACGCAGTACAGATGCTCAATGAGTATTTCTCTGAAAGGCAGATTAGTCCTAATAGTCAATATGCTTGGTATCCTGTATTTATCCTTGGTGATAGTGGAGTTGCTAAGTTCATTAAAGCCAAGAGATATGGTGGTCAGGAAATCTTAGATGGTTTGTACAATGTCTATGTTCAAGAGAAGAGAAGGATGGAGTTAACTAAAGCTGCTAATAGAAAGACTCAAGAGCTAGGTATGAAAGCTATAGATAACTTCTCAAAGAATGGAGATAAGTTTAGCTTACTTTCCTTCTTAAATGAACCCAAGTATGCTGGAATGATTAAAGAGGGAAACCTTGAACAATCAGTTAAGCAAGCTATTAGAGCATATATGGATGATGCTGTTACTAAGTTTAAGCAACAACTGAATAACTTAGGAGTACTTGAACAAGCAGGTAATCAGTATGTATATCTAAGTCAAGAAGTTAAAGGTGATAGAACTATAGACCAAGTGCTAGCAGACTATTACTGGAATACTAAGTTTGCTACTATTCAACAGTTGCAAATGATGACTATTGACCCTTCTTTCTATAAGGGAACCAAGGACTTACAGAAGAGATATAAGGAGATTCATGCCCCAGGTTCTGCATTGAGTGTAGAAGCTATTGACCCATTCACAGGTGAAAGATATAGTAATGATGGCATTGAAAGATGTGTTTACTTTGATGACATTATAGTTGATGCTGAGAAAATAGACCCTAAATTCATGGCAGCAATTGCTAATCATTTTGGCAAAAATAGTGATATTTATAAGTCATATAAGAAGAATGTACTTGCTGATGGTCAAGGCTATAGAACACTTGAAAGTTATAAGAAAGTGATGGGTATGGCTGGTAAGTGGGATGAAAGAATGGAAGCAGCTTATAATCAGATACAATCTTTAAGAGCTAAAATAGGCAAGGATACTAATCCTTCTATGGAAGATATTAAAGCTATATCTGACTTAGCAGTAGTATTCCAGCCTATTAAACCTTATATGTTCACTTTTGAGAATTTCAGTATTAATGATAGTGACAAGCTCAAAATTCCAGTCCAGCATAAATATGCTGAGGCAGTGTTAATTCCTGAATTACTTCCTGCTGGAAGTATGATGAGAGATATTGCTTACTGGATGGAAGAACATATTAATCCTGAAACAGGAAAAAGTGAACCTATAGATATGATAGGTGCTTGGTCTACTGGTAGTGATAAGATTGTTAAAGTAGGTGGATTTGGTTCTACTAATATAGCTAATGCAACCCATGATAACATAGATGAGCACCTTAATAAAGGTTATGTTCATCAGTTAAGCTATGCTGACTATAGAATTCAGACTAATGTTCCAGAGCATATTAACAGTTCTCAGTTGTTTGGTACTCAGGTAAGAAAGCTGATTATGGCTAAGGTAGAAAGGTTCAAAGACTACAGTAGCTATATAGGTGGAAAGAGAGTTAATCTTGGTGGTAAGTATGGTAATGTTAAGTTGAATGGTGGTAATCTTGTAAGGTTCTATAATTCTCTTATTACTGCTAATATCATTGATTCTTATCATCTATTTGAGAATGCAGTATCAGATGCTGGTAAGATAAGTAATAGACTAATTCAGACTACAGCTAACAACAGCAGGGAGTCTAAAGATAACATTATGGCTTATAGTCTTAATGCTAAAGGTGAATTTACTATACCTTTATTTGAAGGAGGATTAGAGCATGATAGCTCAGCTTTATTCTTTAGTCTCTTCAAGAAGATGGTAAACAAACAGTCTATTAAAGGTGGTAGTGCAGTTCAAGTATCTGCTATGGGTATTACTGGTTATGAAGAAGATGGAGGTTTGAGATATGTAATAGACCCCAATAATCCTAATAACATACTGTATGCTGAGTGTGAGATTCCTTGGGATTTGACCTATACTGATAATGCTGGTAAAGAGCATTCTCTTGACTTTGGAACCTACTGTAATGAAGATGGTACATTAAAGGTTGATGCAGATGGTAATACATTACTTGAAAAGACCTATCCTAATATACTTAGTTTACTTGCATATAGAATTCCAACTGAAAGAGATTACTCAATGATTAATCTGAGAGTGAAAAGATTCAGTCATAAGACTGCTGGAGGTACTATTAAAGTACCACCTCAGGGAACTACTATTGCAGGTTTTGACTTTGATATTGATAAGTTGTACTTTATGAGAAATGAGTATCAACAAAGACAACTTACATCAGAGGAGGTAAAGAATATATGGTCAGAGTTCTATGATACATATCCTAATTTGAAGGCAGTTCTTAAAGAAGCTAGAGAAGAGGACACTGAATCATTAGATAGGCTGTATAAGTATTGGGAGAAAGCTGGATTACCTTATACATATCAAGCAGCTTTTAATCAGTTTGTAGCTGATAGAGGTTATATTAAATTTGAAGAGTATGATTTTAGTAAGAGTCCATTAGAGAATAGTAAGGCTAGTAGAAACAACATGCTTATTCATCTAATTCAGCAGAGATTAAGTGATGTTGAAACCTTTGGTGATAGATATACCCCTGGTGGATTTAGTAATGCTTCAAAGGCAGCTAGAGTGATGAGAGAATTAATGTTTGGTAATGTAATTGCTGACCATAACTCTAGCACTGTTGACCTTTCTAGTATTAATAGAGCTATAGATGAAGGTAAACTGAAAGACCCAGAACCTAACTATGACCCTAGTGACCCTATGACTATTGTTACTTACAATCAGCAGAATAATGTTGCAGGTAAGCTGATTGGTATATTTGCTAATCAGAATACTAATCATGCTTTTGCATCTTTGATGGAAGAATTCTATTTGAAAGAAGCTATCTCATTTGCAGGCAAGACTTATGCAGACTTATTACACAATAGTGAGATAGATACAAGTTTGAATGTTGCTGAGTTCTTAGCTGCATCAGTAGATGCTGTTAAAGACCCTGTACTTAACTTCTTGAATCTAAATACTATTACTGCTGATGCTGGTGCAATGTTAGCAAGACTTGGTTTCACAACTGAGGATATTGGTTTGTTATTTAATCAACCTATTATTAAGGATATATGTGAATACAGCTTTAATAATGGTATGTCTGATATTAACTCTGTGATAGATAATGTATTAGATACTTATGAGGTTGAAGATGAATTAAATAAAGCTATACCTGAGGAGTTTGATAAAGAGCAGCTAGCATACAACATTGTTAGAAGTGCTAATGAAGATAAGAAAGACCTAATGAGAGATGATGAGTTTGTTGAAAGACAGATTCATGTAGCTGACTTATTCAGAAAGATACTTGAGGCAAGTAATGATGTTTCTCAGTTTGTTAGAAACACTAAGTTTACTGCATCTAATGCTGTAGGTTCTACCTTTGGTGATGCCTATGCACAACAGATGAAAGTAGCTGCATATGTTAAGTCTTTCAAGAAAGCTGATGCTCTTAAGGTTGGGATGAAAGTAGCACAAGGTATCTACTCACCTATTAATAATGAAGGTAGCACACTGGATATGAGTGACCAAGAGTATATGGAAAGTTTGCTTGAAAATCCATTTGCTTATGAACAAGCTATGTATGATATGAATAGAAAAGCAGAAAAGGCAATCAATAAGTTCTATCCTTACAACACTAAGGCTTATAAAGAAGCTAGAGAAGAGCTAGCAGGATTCACTAGAAGTGGCTTACTTGATGCAGAGACTATTAATAGCATACACAGTGACTTAATGGTATTTATGTTAAGTCAGCAAGAGAATAGTTTGTTTAATGGAAACATGCCTATTAATGCTGCTGGTGAAGTTGTAACAGCTAGAGAATACTTTACAGAGGTATTTCCAGAAGGGTTATTCAATATTCTTGAGGCTAATCCTACAATGAAGTCCATGCCTATATTCCAGTATATGCAGTTTCAAACTGATGAAAAGACTGGTAAAGTAAGTATGAACATTCAAGATATAGGTGGTTTAGCACCTTATCAGAAGGATGAGCTTAAAGAGAGTTGGGGTGACTTAATGAGAAATGAGAATACTGCTGAGATAGCACAATCTCTATTCTTATATAACTATTACAAGTTAGGCTTTACTTATAGTCCTATGGCATTCATGAACTTGGCTCCTACAGAAGTTAAGTTAGCTGTGCAAGTAGGATATGACTATAATGGTAATCCTCAATCTTATGTTGATTTCTTAAATGAAGTGCAAAAGAGTAGGATAGGTGTTAATAGTCAAGAGTTTGCTAAACAGTATTTGCTTAATCACTTAGATAACACTAGACTGGTACTTCATCCTAAAGGAAGAAGTGGTAAAATTATCAGTAACTTAGCATTTGAAAAGGGTGTAGCTGTTAACAGTTTCACACTAAATGCAAAGAAGCTAGGTAAAGATGCAAACCCTTTCTTACTTCCTAGTGAAGATAAAGGTATAGATGTATTCAGACCAGTGATTGTTATAGATGATGTAGCATATCTGTGTAATAGTGGTGGAGATATATTTAATCAAAGTACTACTGGTAGTATGGATTACTTTAGAGTAGATGCCTTAGGTGATGCAGGTAAATCTCTTCAATACAGTTCTAATGGAATTACAACAAGTATGGTAGCTGATACTGAGGTTCAAGACAATGGTAATACATCTGTTGAACCTGAGGTAGTTAGTACACCAGATACAAGTTTAACTACAGAAGAACTAATAAAAGAGGCTACTGACTTAGCTCTTAAAGCTGATAATACTCTTCAAAGAGATATGGTAGTAGAGATGCTAAGTAAAGCTAGTAGAGAAGACTTGATTGATACGATTAACTCTCTGAAAGCACAAGCTAATAATGTAACTGACCAAGAAGGTAATAAGATTTGTTAATATGGATAAGTGTAGTATAATTCCAAGAGTAAAGAACAAACAAGGTGAATTTGTAGATAGTGAGCTTTTTAGCTCACTACTACATTACACCAATGATAGGGAAATAGCTAAGCAGTATTATGCTGTAGGTACAAGCCCTGAGTTCTTAAGTAAAGTAGCTAATGAAGCTAAGTTTGATAGTAATGGTGAGATAACCTTTCAGTCTTTGAGACAGCTAACTAAATTAAAGTTAAGTGATGAAAAGATAAAGCAAACTCTTAACAAAGATATTGGTGCAGGGGTATATGATTATAATGAGGCTGTATCTAAACTTCAATCTTTTAATAGAGCTAGCCAATACAATGACAAGTATATGGCTACTATTATTAGTAGACCAGATGGTAAGGTAGAGTTAAGTATAGTTGATAAGAATAGCACTAATACTGCTCAACTTAATGATAATATAGCTAATAGAAGTCTGCAAGAAAGGATTAAATTCTATCTTAATAGAGCTGGTGTTGACTACAGCTTCATGGATGCAAGTGATAGAGTTAATGGTAGATATAGTACTATTAATGCAACTAGGACTGCTGATAGTTTATATCAGCTAATTAAAGTAGCTAATAATGAACAAGTTGATAGTAGCTTATCTGAGGAAGCAGGTCACTTTGCTGTAGGTGCATTAGGTAATAATCCTTTAGTTCAGAGACTTGAGAGAGTGCTTACACCTGATGTACAGAAAGCTATTATGGGTGAGGAGTATGACACTATTGCCTATAGAAGTAATCCTGCAAGAGAGGTTGCTGGTTATTTAGTTGGTAAAGCAATCAATGGTGAAATTGATAAGAGAGCTTCATGGCAATCATTGATAGGTAGAATTGTAGATACAATTAAGAGAGTATTCAGTACTATTACTGGTAATGAGATAGCTAATGCTAAACTTGATGCTATAAGAACTGCTGATGCAATTGCACAAGGATTTATGTCACCTGGTTTCCAGGGAACTGTAGAAAATGCTCTTGAAACTCAAGAAACTCTATTCAGTGCTAAAGACTCTGTTAATGTAACTACCTTCAAGTCTATATTGAACATCTTAAGAAGTCAAACAGAAGAAATGAGGGCTATAGATAAGTCTCTTTATAACAAGTACAATCAATTAGCAGGTCAAGTTGAGGCAGGAAGAATAAGTAATAGCCCTTCACTATTTGCTGACTTGATAGCAGTAGATGGTATAACAGAAGCTATGGACTTAATGGTTGATACTGTACCAGAGATGATTAACAAGCTCAATAAAGTTGATTTCAATGTAGCCAATATTACTCCAGAGAATGCAGCTTTATTAAGAGAAGTAGGTACATTTGTCACAAATGCACAGGCTTTAATTAAGATTGTAAAGGATGCAACCACTACAGAAGACTCTAGATTGAAGTTACAGAATGTGAGTGAAGATACAATGAATAGACTCAAGACTCTTAGGAGAAACTTGAATGAAGCTATTAATGGTGATAATAGGTTACTAAGTAATCTTGAAATCAAACAGAGAGAGTTTTATTTAAAATTCCTTGAAGATGCTATGGGTTCCACTTATGTAGAAAGAGCTTCAAGAGTAATCTTTGACTGGAAGAAAGGACAAAGAGGACTTAAGTGGGTTAATGCTGAAAGAGTTCCTATTGAGGATTTACTTAGATACATGGAAAAGGATATTAGTATTCATGAATCAATCCTTACATCAATGTCTAACAACTCTGATGTAATAGGTCAGCTTGCAGATAGAGCAGTTAAGTTAGCTAATAAATATGCTGATGATATGACTATTCAATCACAAGATAGACTTAGAGGATTGGAGAAAGACTTGCATGATATTGGTGAGAAGAACACTGATATATTCTGTGAAGTTAGCCCAAGAACAGGCAAATTAACAGGTAACATTGTATCAGAGTTTGTATGGGGGGACTATGAAGATGATTGGCTTGCATTCAAGAAAGAAGCAAGAGATAACTTCTATGCTAACAATAACCTTGATGGTAAGTCTGATTTTGAAAAGAGTCTGCTTTGGGACCAGTTCTTCAAACCTCAAGCTAAGTCATGGCATAAACAACACTCCCAGTGGCATGTGATTGAGCAAAGATGGTATCCTAATGATAACTATAGAAGTGAGCAATATGCTAGAACTATAGCAGGAACAAGGAGAGAGGGTTGGTTAAATAAATACATGAACCTTAAGAGAGAACTTGATGGCTTCTTGCCTAATGGTAGTACTAATGTTTATAGAATGCCTCAATTCAAAGGCACTACTATGAATAAGATTAGGAATAGAAGAATGACGGAGGGAACTGGTAAAGCTATTAGTTATACTTTGAGAAGAAATATGGCTGATACCTTTGTTGAAGATAGTGAAGATAGAGACTTTGGTAGTGACCAAACCTATAATACAATAGAGGAAGATATGTTCTCTAATCAGCTTGAGTTTGAAAAAGAGAAGTTAAACAGAGTTCCTATCTATGGTATCAATAAGTTAAGAGATACTGGAGAACTTAGTACAGACTTGTTCCAATCTACCTTAGCTTATGCAGGTATGGCTCATACTTATGCAGGTATTTCAAGTATAGCAGGTACTCTTGAGATTGGTAAAGATGTCTTGAAGAGGAGAGCTGTAGGAGGGGTTAAGCCTGAGTCAGAGAGAGATGAAACATCCAGAGCCTATAAGAGATACCAGAAGTTCTTAGACAAGCAAGTGTATGGCATTAATACTACCAAGATAAAGATTGGTAAGAAAGTTGTGCTAAATAAGATAGTAGGCTTCTTTACTGGTCTTGCATCAAAGTTCTTCTTAGGTGGTAATGTTCTTGGTGGTGCAGTTAATGTTGGTACTGGTAGTCTTGAAATATTTAAAGAGGCTTTAGCAGGTGAATTCTTTAGTGTGAAAGACTGGGAAAGAGCTAATCTAACCTATTGGAAGTCACTGCCATCTAACTGGTTACATGCTGGTGATGATGTTAAGGAAGATAAGGTAAGCTTATTCATTAGACAGTTCAATACTCTTAATGAAAATAAGAAGAAAGAAAGAGAATACTTCACCAATAAATCTAAATGGGTTAAGTTAAATCCTGTTGGTGAGAATCTATTCTTACCTTATAAATGTGGTGAGCACTACATGCAGACTATGGCCTTCTTAGCATTAGCTAATAAGACTAAGCTAGTAGATGAAAATGGTAATCCTATTTCATTATACAATGCTTATCAAGTAGTTCCTATAGATGAAACTAAACCTGAATTAGGTAAGACTTTAGCTATGAAGCAAGGTGTTAAGTATGTTGATACTGAGACTGGTGAGCTAAGAGAATGGAGTATAGATGATGAGTCTAGATTCATGGACAGAGCTAGAGAAATCAATAATAGAATGCATGGTATCTATAACAATGCAGATAAAGTAGCTATTCAACAGAATGTCTATGGTAATGCTTTGTTAGCCATGAGAGGGTATGCTTTAGGTATAATACAAAGAAGATTTGGTGTTAGTACTTATAGTGTAGCTTTAGGTGGGGAAACAGAAGGCTCTATGAGAACTCTTGCTAAGGTAATTGCATCTACATTCACTGATAAAGGTGGATTTGGTCTAACAGCTAGAGCTATCCTAACTCCAGTATCTAAGACTACTCAGCAAAGGATGCTTGATGCTGGCTTCTCAGCTAATCAGTATTATAATATGAGAAGAAACTGGGCAGATATGGCAGTTATTGTAGCACTAACTTTACTTAAGATGCTAAGTGCTAAGCCTGATGATGACGATGATGAAGAACCTGACCAAGCTATGGGTTTCCTGTATTATGCAGCTAGTAGATTATATAGTGAACAAGCTGCTTTCAATACTCCTTGGGGGTTTGTTAAAGAGGCTCCAGTAGTTACTAATATATTACCAGTTGGCTTTAGTTTGGCTACTGACTTAGTTAATATAGTTACACTATTTGCTACTCAAGAGGAGTATAAGTCAAGTGGAGGTACTTATGAGAAAGGTGATTTGAAATGGGCACACAAAGTTGAGAGAATGCTTCCCTATTGGAGAAGCTACTTAATGATGCAAAATCCATATCAAGCAGCACAGAGTTACCAGTATGGTAGAGCTAATCTTACCAAGTAATAAAACACAAAAAGAGCTAGAGGTTAATCCCCCTAGCTCTTTTTTTTTATCTTAGTTATACTTAACTCAGACATTCTTTCTGATGTTGCTTCTCATCCTCAGTCATGCTATTCCAAGATTCCTTGGTATATCCTAACTGTATAGCAGCTTGCCTAACATCATCACTAATTGACTCCCAGTTATTAGCTGATGGAGTAACTAGGTTACCTTTCTTAGCTGGCTTAGCAAATCTATTCTTAACTCTACCCATCTTAAGACCAAGGTTCTTGTTAACTACAGTCTCTGGTTCAACTATTTCAGTCTTCTCAACCTCTACACCTGCTGGTAACATATCAGTAATCATTTGCTTCTCACTATCAGTAAGTTTATCATATTGAATATTTACATCAGTGAATGGTACCGAACCTACTTCTTCGAGAATAGGTTTAGAGTCTTTGTACTCTTTACCATTAGCAAGTAGTTGGTTTCCTTCACTAACTTCATACTTGGTCTTTCCATCTCTAAATCCTACAGGAGCAGGATAGGTAACATTAATAGGTATAATGTTAAGTGAGGCTACCTTAATACCATACTTATCTTCAATGAACTTCTGATACATTGAGACTTGTTTAGCATACTTCTTTCTCTTTTCTTCACTTATACCGCTTCTATTAGTCTTCATATCAAAGATATGAAAGTTACCTTGAGCATCATAAGCAAGTAAGTCAAGAGTTCCAGCAACTGGTACTTCATGTACCTGACCTTGTGTATCCGTTACTTTAACAGTTCCTGTAACAGTAACATCCCTTGGAATTACTGTAAGACCTTGAGCATCAAGGTAGTTCTTAAGACCTACTAACTGATTAGCAAAAGCTCTCCATTCTGCTTGAGTAGCATTAGGATAATCATATAAGTAGTCATTCGATAACTTACCATCTTCTCCAGTAAACTCACCTGCAAAGAAGTCTCTTACAAACTCATCTACAGAAGTACCTATATTAGTTGAAGGTGTAATCCAAGGACTATTAGGGTCAAATCTTTCACCAGCTAGTTCATCAGCTTGAATGATAGAAGTAACTCTAGCATATCTTCTTCCTTCTTCATCAACATAGCCAGAATTATCATCAGCTAATCTAATAGATTTACTATCTTCAACTATTCTATTAGCTATATCTCTAGCCTTATCAACAGCAGGATTAGATACAGGTTTAACTTCACCTTGTAATACAGCACCAGACTCACTATCAACTATAGCATTACCTACTTTCACTTGGTCAGTAGCTGTAATGACTGGAGTATCAATTGGTTTGCTAGTTGTAGCATTAACTTGATTAGCAACTACTGGTGTAGGTGATGGTGTTCTGCTACCATCTTGCTTGAATGGACTATTAATATCAATACCTCTGATAGTGTACTTCAATGAAGTTCTACTTGATTCAAGTATGTTATCATCAAATATATCACTAGCATTTCCTAATCTAGCCTTTCTAGCATCCTCAGACTCACCTTCTTTAGCACCAAAGTCATTATAATTAACTTGCCACTTAGCAAATGGTTGAGTACCCTCATATCTAAAGTTACCACCATCAATGAACAAGTTCTTAATAGCTTGAGCTTTAGTTTCATCAGTCATTGTGCCATTAGTTACATTGGCTAAAGGTATAGTACTAGCACCATTAGTTAAAGCTAATTGATACATTCTATTACCTTCAAGCATCTCTTCTGTAGGAGTAAGTACATATTCATATCCTTTAGGAATAGTAATATAGTTACTTAACTTCTTAGTCAGACTTTCACCTAATGTCTGCAACTTAGATGCACTTTCACCTACTGGTACTAACACCCCATTCTCTCTTTTGAACCTAGCATTATCACTAAAAGGCTTCTTCTTGAAGAACTCTTCAAGTGTCTTTCCATATCTATGAAGTCTACTATTAGCTTTTAGTATTTCTTCTGGAGTTCCCTCAGTTAATACTTGAGCCATTGGTTTACCTGCTCTAGAGAAGGAGTTTTGAGGAGTTGTTACATATAACTCAAACTCTTGTTCTCCACCCTTCATATTAGGTGTGAAATAAGCTAAATGTATTCTTTCACCCTTAGCATCTTGTGCAACTCTTCTGATATTAGGTAAGATACTGTTCTTGAACTTTCTATAAATAGACTGTCTTTCTTGTATAGGCAAGTTAACATCATTCATCTTAGCTCTGGACTCAGCATCCATATCATTACTCATGATAGTATGTATCAAAGTATTAGGAGTACCTGCCTTAGTATGCTCAGGTGGATTAGCTCTTACATAACCATTGGTTGTAATAACCTTGCCATCTTTATCCTTCAATAAAGTACCATCTTGCTGAGTTAAACCAGCCAATCTAACTGGTTCCATTCTAGCTGCACCTTGTGAATTAGCACTTGTTCTTGGCATAAAACCAATAGGCTGGTACTTCTTATCACCTATAATAATAGGACCATTACTATCTTCTACAACTGCCATTATAGGGAGATGGTCACTTTCATTATAAGCTTCCCCCATTTCTTGTTTAACACCTGCTATAATAGCGGGGTCTGCAACAAACATGATAGGAGTTTTAGGAGTAATATGACCTTTTCTAAGATAGTCATTCATCTTAAAGTTCTTAGATGCTTGACCTACAACAGATTGAGGATGTCTATCAACATCAGCAGTTGTTATCATACTGTTGTTTCTTCTCTCTTCACTTACTGTTGAAGGTGTTTCAGCTCTTTCAACTTTAGTAGTAGAAGTCTCAGATTTAACTTTCATCTTAGCTGCAACCTGCTTTAATAATGATGATGCTTTATCATTATTATCTCCACCTTGTTGTACTTGTGCCTGTAGCTGATTAGCCTTAGCCATAATAGCTTCACTTAAATCAGTAGGAGTTTCATACTCACTATCTCCAAGTTCATCTATAATTTGAGTGGCTTGCTCTTTAACATCATCATAAATACTTGAAGAGTTATCAATAATAGATAGTCCTGTCTGCACACTATTAGCTACTTCTTCATTACTGTTAACCTTATACTTGTCAACTAAATCAGTTGTAGGTGTATCTGTTGTAGACTCTGGTGCTACTCCTCTAGCTAAATCTGGATTACTTTGAATATCACCAAAGATTCCTGGTTTAGCAGGTGCAGAGGTATCTTCTTTAAGGTTTTTATCAGCAGCCATTTCAGGATTCTGTTGTATTTGACCAAAGATACCAACTTGTACAGGAGGCTTAGATGCTTCTGTAGTTGTAGGAGCTACTTCTACTGGCTTGTTAACAACTTCAACTTCATTGATGTTCTTAGTATGCTCACCTATTATATCATTGTAAGTCTGTACAATCTCCTCTATACTTGCAGGAGTTAATTGCATATCACTAGGCAATCTACCATTAACTTCATCAATATAGTTAAGCAAAGCGGGAGTACCATTCTCATCTTGTGCAGTAAGTGCAGCTAATGCTGTAACATCAGTTGGACTAACACCTCTATCAACTAAGAATTGCATAGTAGTCATTATGACATTTCTATCATTCTCATCAAGTTCTTTGAACTTATCATTAGAATCTAACTGGTCAAACATACCCTCAAGGTTCTTATTATCTTCAAGGTATCTCTTGTAGTTTTCATTCTCACTAAGTATGTTTCTGATAACCTGTCTTTCTCTTACATCAGATTCTCTATATGCTTTATCTAATCCTTTGACAAAAGTAGCATAGTCCTGTACTCCATTCAAGAATTCATACTTCTTCTTTGTATTATCATCAGCAACTTGTTGCTTGATTCTATTAACAAAAGCATTAAAGCTTGCAGGGTTACTAAGTATGCTGTTATATTGAGTTAAATAAGCTTGTTGAGCCAAGTTAATTCTACCAGCATCTTGTACCTTATCCATGAAATCATTGTATTGTAAAGTACCTTCTCTTATTACATTATCTATAATAGATTGTTGTTCTTCACTATACTTATTCTTATTCTCAGGGTTAAGGATGGTAGCTCTATCTGTGGGATTAAGCTGCATTATATCAGTTTCACTAAGTACAGGATTACCCTCAATAGTCTCACCTACTTTAGCAATAGCTTTAGCTTGCTTTTCTAAAGTCTTTAAGGCTACTTTCTTAGCTCTAAGAGTCTCAGTTTCTTTTACTCCTAAGTTCTTTCTACTATTAATATTAGCTATATCAGTCTCTAATTCACCAATCTTTTCTCTCAGTTTCTGATATTCAGAATGAGCTTTACCTAATGAACCATAGTTAATTAACAAATCTCTCTGTGTGTCACTAAGGCTACTTGAAGTAGTAGGATTAATAGAGATGCTACTAATTTCATTCTCAAGCTGTGTAGCTCTTTCTCTCCATGAATCAACACTTAACTTACCATAAATAAGAGCTTGTTTAGTATCTTCATCAGCAGCATTACCTAACATCTTATCAATACTTTCAGATTCTGTAGCTATCTTGCTCATAGTATCAAGAAGTCTATTGCTATTCTTCTTTATAGTAGAAAGTATCTGAGAATCATCTTGTTCAATATCTCTGTTGTTAGGTGCATTCTTGAATTGTTGGACTAAAGCTTGAGCTTCTTCTGAACCTTCTTCAAGGTTAGCAGTTCTAATCAAGTCCTGCATAAATGAGTTATAATAGTCTGTTCCTCTTAGTTTCTCAAGAGTCATAACATCATTAATAGTCTTACCTAATTCACTGTTTCTATAGTCAAATTCATCATTTCTACCTGATGCTTCATCCATAGATTTAGCCCAGTTAAGAGTACCAACCAGTCCATCATACTTAGATTTATTAGCTGGGTCTTGTATCCAATCAGTCATTATACTTGCAGCAGTTGACCTTTCTTCACTAGCTTCTTTTTGCTCTTGAATAGCTTCCCATATAGGATTTCTATATGTAATAGGAGACCTTCTCATAGCATAACTAAGATTAGACTCATCCTCTCTTCTGATAGCAGGACCTCTTCTATTATTAATAGTAGGAGTACCCATACCAGAGGCTAAAGCACCATAGATACCAGAGAGAATAGTCTCTTTATCTATCATTGCATCACCTGCTGCTCTACTAGCTGCAAAGAAGTCATTAGCAAGAGATTCATCTACTGCATCCTTACCATCACCTTTATACTTATTAGTAATAAAGTTCTGTAGATTATACTCAGCACCACCTCTTGAAAAGGCATCAGATACACTTTGAAGATATTCCTCAGTGAACTCACCAGCAGGTTCTTGAAGTACATTAAGTACTTTACCTATCCTCCCATAAGAAGGAACCACTCTACCTGCTTCTACTCTAAAGTCTTGTGGTGTAAATAACCTACCTAACCTACTTCTTCTCATAGCTTCTTGCACAGAAGGAGTTTGAAGACCAGCTTTTAGTGTCATGTTAAGAGCACCATTAATCATAGAGTTAAGACCCATGCTATATACACCTGCCTTAGCTGCATTTACCTCTGCTTTCTTAACAGCTTCCTCATATCTAGGAGCATAACTATCATAAATATCTTTATATAGTTTCTCCATAGACTTTGCATCCTGTGGATTATAGCCTTGTCTGCTAAGTTCTTCGGGGTTCTGTAATCTCTTATTGAACTCATCATTAACTGCCTTAGCTTGTGTTTCAGCAATCATTTGCTTAGCATCATCAAGGAACTGTATCTTAGTATTAAGACCTTCACTTACCCCTTCAACAGTACCAACCATTGCAGGAATAAGGAAAGCATTAGTCTTTTGTTGTACTTGTTGGAGTCCTTTAAGTATAGTATTAACCTTTTCAAGGTTAGTTAAAGCACCTGCCCTATTAGCAGCCATAGTCAAACCTTTGGCACCTTGAAATGCCTTACTTGATATAGAAGAAAGACCAGCACCAGTAAGCATAGATGCTATTGTAAAACCTTGCTGATTAATAAGTTCTGGTATAGTATTGACACTAAGTAAGTTATCAAGAATAGTACCTTGTTCCTCAGCTTGTGTTCTAATTACTGGTATGTTAGACATACCACCATTCTCTTTAGCTTCTTGAATATTAGCATCAAATAAGCTGCCATACTGCATTACATCATTGCCATATCTAGTCCAACTATTATCTATAACATGGTCCATGAAATCAAAGAAAGCATTATCAATGTCTTCATTTCTTTCATCACCAACATAGTCAATAGCACCTTTAACCATGCCAGCAGTACCTATTAAAGCACCTGCTGTTTGAGCACCCATACCCTTAAATCCATTCCAGAACTTCTCAAATACACTTTGGTTCTTTGATGCAGTATCTTGCATCTTCCTTCTAAGTATATTATTAGCTTCCTGCTCTCCATAAGCAGCCTTAGCAGCATTGTATTCTGCTGCTATCTTATACTTCTCTTCATCAGAGAAAGGCAAGTATTCAGTGTTCTTGTATCTCTTATAATAAGGAGATACATTATCAGCTATCTTATCAAATTCATCAAGGGCCTTTCTACCTCTAGCAGGCCATTGGTTATAAATACTATCAAGCTTAGTTGCTTCTTCTTGAAATTGTTGACCCTGCTCAAAGGCTTTACCAATAGCTTTAACTTGTTCCTCATCAGTATGTTCTGCTTCTAGAGGCTGCATCTTAAACAAGTCTTCATTGTATAGACTATCTCTTTGTTCAGGAGTATAATTCTTAATTATATTATAGTCTGACCTATTACCAAACTTCTCCTTGAACTTGACATTTCTATACATTCTTTCAGTCTGGTCAGGAGTAAGCCCCTTTATCTTAGTGGAATACTCCTTCTCCCAGTTCTGTCTATCTTGAGCTGTTAAACCCTTTAGTCCTTCTAATCCTTCCATATTATAATCCTGTATTTACATCAAAATTGATACTATCAGCTACTTGTGGAGTAGCTGGAGCTGCTATAGGTGCTTGAGGTATGTTTTGCTTAGGCATTAATACATAATCATAGTCACCTGCTGCTCTACCAGTAGAAGCTTTCACTCTAACTACATCATATAAATCTAAGTCTATATTTTGTTCTTTAGCTACTTTCAACATTTCATCAAGAGCACCCTTAGGTATTTCATTGTAGTTAGTTACTATATCATTGACATTCACATTATCAAGAGTATAGTTACCCCATGTAGATGCAGCATTACTTCTAGTCATACCAAACCAAGTACCTTTTACATCTTCTCCCTTTTCACCTGTTCTCCATTTACCATTGGTATTAGCAATGATAATAGGCTTATCACCTCTCTTAGCTGCATCTTTAACTCCTGCACCTGCTATTCCACTATTACCAGCATAGTTTTCAACTCTACCATCTGGATATATTCTAAGTGCCTTTCCACCACCAATTACTCTGATTACAGAACCATCTTGAAGAGGAATAGTACTCTTATCTTTAGCTGCTTGTTCTTTAGCTAAGTTAAATCTTTCTTTCTCCATCTCTAATCTAGCAGACTCAGCAGGACTCATATAACCTCTATTAGCTTGAGTATCATATCTTTGAGTACCAATAGCATCATATAAACCAGCATTAATATAGTCTCTAGCTCTTGATTGAGTAGCTTGGTCCCATGTATCAAGACCAGATTCCTGCCATATAGTATCAGCTACTTGCTTCAATTCTTTAGGAGCATTAGGGTCATTCATTATAGTCTGCATAACCTGTTGAGGACTATAACCAAGCTGCTGCATTTGTTGAAAGTACTGCCCACCAAGTATAGATGAATACTGAGGATTATCTTGAATAGTCTTAGCCAAGTTCTGAGCCATTGTACTAGCTCTCTTAGTTAATTCTGAACCACTGATAGTATTATAAGTAGCATTAGGATTATTCAATAAATCATCAATAGATGCAGTACCATAATTAACATCAAACATTAAAGAAGGGTCTCTTTGGATAGCTTCTCTTTGAGCCTTAGTTAACTCTTCTCTCTTACTTGCAGCTAATTCAATAGGAGTTATTTCACTAGCATATCTTCTCTTCATATTTAACAAACCTCTTCTACTTTCTGGTGTTAAACCTTGTCTGGCTAAGAGGTCTGCTTGTTTAGTCAAGTCATCTGCATAGGCTTTATATTGTGCATAAGCTACAGGACTAGTTTGCTGGTCAGCTAACTTATCCCACATACCTGCCTTTGCAGACATCTCTCCTAAACCTTCTTCAATAAGCTTGTGTTCAGTATCAGCCATCTGTACTGGAGCAAGCATTTCTGCATAAGAGAAAGGCTTAAACTTACTATTGTTTACTATATATCTACTTGCCATAAGTCAAATATCCTCCCTTACTTTTCTTTTTACTTTTAGTACCACTCTTAGGTTTCTTGTATCTAACCTTACCACTTCTATCAATAGTATAGCCAAGTGCAGGATTGGATTCAATCATATTTCTACTGAACTCTTCTCTACCAATATCACCTAAACTATCAAAGAAGTTTGTTAAGTTGGCACTCTTAGCTGCACTACTTCTAGCACCTGCTTCTTCTCTCATACCAGCAGCTTGCATTATAGCTCTAAGCTTCATTTCTCTGTTCTGTTGGTTCATACCAGCAGCTCTAAGTGCAGACTCACTATTATATTGATTAGTACCTCTATTAAAGGACTCAACTCTTTCTCTTTGAGCTAAGTTATATTCCTCAGCTTGTCTTGCTAAATCCCCTATGCTTTGACCATAGTTATAATCAGCAGCAAGTATTCCAGCCTGAGCATTTAATCTATTACCTCCTGATGTATTTTGTAAAGCTCTTCTAGTAGCTGATGATTGTTGATTGAGCTTATTAATGTAAAAGTCTCTATCAAATGGATTATAAGATAGATAGTTACCAATAGGTTCAGCTTCAATAGTAGGTAATCCGCTTACTGCATCTACAATCATATCAGCATTACTGTAATCTGGTTTATTAGTCCATCCAAATAGGTCTGATATTACTCCAACACCAGCACCTAAAGCAGGTGCATATCTAAGAGCATCTAATCCTATACCTTTTCTAGTACTAGAAGGTTGAGTATCATTAGGCTCAGTATCTGCATCTCCTTGAGCAGCCACATAGTCTTCCCATGTAAAAGGTGAGTCATCTAATAAAGTTGGGTCCCAATCAGTATCACCACCATAAGCAAACTGTCTTCCTTCTGTCTTAGCTTCCTTTATAGCTTTAACTTCTTCTTGAGCCTGCATTAACTTAGACATATTTGCAAGTAAACCTCTCCTAGCAATAGGGTCATAAGGTCTTTCTTTAGGCTCTTTATTAATCTTTTCAGCTATAGAAGCAAAGGTATTATCCTTGTATTTAGATGGAAGATTAACTGATTTAAGTAACTCTTCACTAGGATGTAATCTATTACTAAACACATAATCATTGAAGATTACTTCACCTTCTTCAACTAAATTAGGTTGACCATCAGGTGCTACACCCATTGGCACACCAGTTAAAGGATTCTCTTCATGGCTTCCACCCTCGCCTACTACTGTAACTCCATCACTAAATACTCCACCATTAGTTAGAGCATCTGGATGAGTAGTTAAAGAGTCATAAGCTCCTGTATATAAAGTACCTATAGGTGCATAGTTTTCATCATAACTATACCCCATGT